CAAAGCAGAATTCAAATTGGATTCTCGAATAACAAAATTTGTCGGGCAAGTATCAATGAACTTGGTTATTTTGCATAAGACCGGTGAATATTCAACAATTATTGATGATTCAGGAGAAACACAAGAAATTGAAAAAGTAATTACAATTACATCGGATACATTATCGTTAAACATTGAAAAATCTAGTAACTTTATTTCATTTAGTTTTTCAACAGCAGAAGAACTAGAAGAAGCTGGTTCACTTGTTACCGAATTAATAAAAGGATTATCTTCATTCCCTACTGAGTACATTAAAAAATCGGATGGGATTATTTGTTTAGATTCTTTGCCAACAAATTTATTGCCTTACGCAGAAAAATGTATATTTGTTAGAGATTCGGGTGCGCTATATACAATAGATGAAAATGGCAATTCTAAGCAAATATATATGTCTAGTGATCAATTGCAATCGATTATAAAAACACAGGGAAACACTGCGGTTATAATTGATGTCGACAATATTACTGATAAAGATTACTATTATGACATTGATAATTCATACTTTAATAACAAGAAACCTGTTGTTATATTGCAAAAAGTAAATGGAGACAATTACAATTATTATACTTGTCAAGAATTATTACACGATGAAATCAATCTAAGATACAAAATCACATATAATAAAACCACTACAACACAATACGGAGTAACAGTACAACCTTTAGTAGTTACTTTGTATAAAGATAAATCACAAAATACATATACTGAAGAAGAAGAAATAAGCGTTAGCTCTACTGATGATCTAACAGATATGATTAATAATAAGATAAGAACTGCTGATGAAATTCCCAAGAATATGAGTTTGAACGATTATCTTTTCTTAGTGTCTGAAAGTTATATTGCACAAAATAATACATTAAATGAAAATGCTGATTCAAATGAAAGTACTTATTTATCAATTGATGAAAATGATAGTCTTTCTTTAAGCACTAGTTATACTAATTCATATTTAGTTATTGATGATAGTATATCCGAATCAAACATTTCAATTTTAAATAATAATAATAATGAACTTAAATTGAGTTATTAAAGGAGGAAATATGGCAACATTAAGCTCAACAGTAAAAAAAGGAAAACTTACACAAAAAACTTCAGCGACTGAATTAACTGCTTTGTATCCTGTTACTAGTGCTGATATAGTCGAGGAAACCACTAGTAAAAAAATAATGACTTCCGATGAAAGAACAAAATTAAGTGGGATTGCATCGGGAGCACAAGTCAATATATTAGAAGGTGTACAATTAAACGGAAAAGATTTAACCATTACAAATAAGAAAGTTAATATTGTTGTTGATACATCGGATAAAATCAATGTTAGTGATAAAGGAGTTGCTAATGGGGTTGCAACACTTGATTCTGGCGCAAAAATACCATTATCGCAAATACCTGATGCTGTTTTAGGTCAAATGACTTTTGGTGGTATCTTGTCAGTTACAAACAATGGTGTTTCACATATCGAAGTGTCAGCAAATGCGATTTCTTTAGGGATACCCGCTAGTTCTAGTGCTAGTGCTATTGATGATTTATATAGAGCTAATCCAACTAGATTTGCTGGTCTTTATTTTATAGTTAGTGAGTCTATTACTAATGCTACATTGACCTTTGGCTCTGCACAAATTAATAATGTTACAACTGGTGACTGGATTGTATTGTTAGGAACATATACATCAACTGCCGCTCCATATGGAAAAGTAGATAATACTGATGCAGTTACAAGCGTTGCGGGAAGAACTGGCGCTGTCACTTTGACAAAATCAGATGTCGGATTGGGGAATGTTACAAACGAATCAAAAGCAACAATGTTTGCAAGCGCAGCATTAACAGGCACTCCAACCGCACCAACTGCAGATGCTGGTACAAATAATACTCAAATCGCTACTACTGCCTTTGTTCAAACAGCTGTAACTAATGGCACTGCTGATAAAGCAAAAAAATTAGAAACCGCTAGAACTATATCAGCAACTGGCGACATTTCATGGTCAGTGTCGTTTGATGGAAGTGCAAATAAATCAGGTACTGCTACTTTGGCAAATAGTGGAGTTACCGCTGGAACATATAGCGCGGTCACAGTTGATGCAAAAGGAAGAGTGACCAATGGAGCGCAATTTATTAAAGTCATCGACTCTATAACTGCGGATATTAGCGATGTTGCTACAGGTGGATTAGTATTTGTTGCACAATAAGGTGATTAAATGGCTACTGTATCATCGGAATATTTAAGAGGATATTTATCTCAAAAGCAAGATGACGGTTCATTGAAAAAATTATTACCAGAAATATCCGGAAATGCTATTCATTATATTGAGGGTAATACAACTGGTACAGCCGGCACTTGGACAGGAACAAGCGAAGAAATCACTAGTTATTATAATGGGCTTACAATAGCATATAAAATGGGCATTGCAGGAGCTTCAACAACTACTTTAAACATTAATAATTTAGGTGCTTTGATTGTATATCGTAATGCTACATCAAAAATTACTACTCATTATCCAGTCAATTCAGTATTAATATTAATATATACTACTAATAATAGTGGTGTAGGCTCTTGGCAATTAGTGGATTATGATAGTACTAATACATTTCAATTTAGATCATATAGTGGGGCGCTTGTTACGCTCGACGCTCTTTATAGATATATGCTCGTAGTTACAGATTTTGAAGGTAATTTAATACCTTTAAATACAACTAATAATTCAACTGCGACAAATAAAGTAATGACTACAAGAGAATTTAATCCAAAAGGATTAATTTATTATTATAATTCATCTACAACAATATCAGCAAACGGAACTGTTACTCCAACTAACTTATATTTTCAATTAACATTTGACGCTCGCTATTCATTAAATTGTGGGCAAACTTTAAAAACTAATTCCCCTTTATATTTAGTTGCTAATAAATCCACTACAAAAAATAGTGTCACTTTAGCTGACCCGGCATACTCTCAAAGTTTGCCAACTGAAGATGATGGGAAAATATATATTTATTTAGGAAGAACCTATTCAACTTATCAAGCTGAATTATGTATTCATCATCCTATATATGAGTTTGTAAATGGAAAAATAAGAATTTATCAACCATCATTAAGCTATAATGAATTAAAAGATAAACCAACATCTTTAAAAAATCCTAACGCTCTTAAATTTGGCTCAAATTCATACGATGGTAGCGAAGCAAAAACGATTACATTAAGTGACTTGGGCGGTCAAACTGCTGGAAATTATATTAGCTATACAAATAATACTGCAACAGTGGTAGGAAACTCTAAAACTGTAAGTAAAACTTATCCTGAAACACTATTTGTGCCTAATGGTCTTATCATGGGTGGAACTGCTCTATCGGCAGGATTAGTTACAAGAGGAATATGCGGTATTGATGTTCCAGATGAATCTAACGGTTCTACAAATAAATCTCAATTGTATCTCAACTATGATGGCAACAATACGAATAATCCAGCTGGGCGAGGAATTGTTATTAATGCAGGTTCAGTTGGTTCGGATTTGGGCAATGGTGTATATAGTTATTGTGCTGTTCGTGGCGATGCTTTGAAATCTTGGGTGGAAGCAAAAGGATATACAACCAACACAGGAACTGTTACATCGGTTGCTGTTAAAATGAATGGAAGCACAAAAGGAACCATTACTTCTAGTGGGACTATTGATTTAGGAACAGTAATTACTGCACATCAAGATATTAGTGGAAAATTGGATAAAACTGAAGCGCAAAGTACTTATCAACCAATAGGGGATTATGCTTTAAATAGTAGTATTCCTACGGTTAATAATCCTACAATCACTATTAAACAGGGTGGAACTACCAAAGGTTCATTTACTTTAAATCAATCCACAGCTTCTACAATTGAATTAGATAGCGGTGGAGGTTCAATTACTATAGATAGTTCATTATCCTCTACTTCAACAAATCCTGTTCAAAATAAAGTAATATATACAGCATTAAACAAAAAATTAGATGGGTCAATAACTAATGTATCATCTTCTACAACTGCTGCATTCGTTAATAATTGTTATTTATGCTTACCTAAAACTACATCAAATGTTACTTTAACGATTGAAAGTACTACTTATACAATTAAAGGATTTTTCTTGATTTATGCGACCCAAAGTATAATTTATTTATGTTATTATAATACAAGTGGAGCATTAACCATTACATCAAAATCTTGGACAGCTTCTAGTTCATACTATTTTTCTGTAAAATGTAATTATGCTTGGTGTTATCAAATTTTAGGCAAATCATTATAAGGAGATTTTATGAAATTTAAACTAGATAAAAATAATAAAATATTAATGTATGGAGGTGATATTTTTGATTATTCAATAGATATTGAAATATCTGATATCGATTTAGAATTGTTAAATAACAAATTTACGAGTAATGAATGTTTTTTAAAAAATACTAATGTTATTATTGGCTCAACAATAAAGACTTCACTATTAGATGAAGAAATAAAAAATAATCTGAGAGCCCAAAGAATTGAAATATTAAAGGCTTTCGATATTTACAAAACTAATGTATTATATGGTTTGATAAATGAAAGTGAAGAAGAACATCTTATCATATTTGACTGGTACAATAAAATGCTAGAATTAGAAGAATCGGCGTTTGCGAAAATACCAGAAAAAATTAAATATTATATGAATTAATTGCAGTAAAAGATAATTCCTCTACTTTTAGGAGGATTTATGATCTTAGAAATAGATGATAAAAAATTTATTAAAGACACTAATGGCGACGCTCTAGTTTTCTTTAATGCAAAAACGAAATCTTTTTGTTTTAAAACTTTTGAAGAACTAAACTGCGAAACATCCAAAGAACTAAAAAGGTTAAATGAAAACATTGAGAAATTAGAGCAATCTTTTGAATTATTTAAAACTGACAGTATAAATCAAATTAATAATTTAATGGGCTTATTTACCAATGATGAAGTGAAGAAATCATTATTGTATAATATGGCAGTTATATTATTATTTTTAGATTTACAAGTGAACGATATTAATCAAGAAGTAGATTTAGTTTCTATTATTGATTGGAGCAAGAAGCTGGATGAAAGCAACATCCCTGAAGCATTAAAAACTTACATTGAAAGATTATCTAATCCTTCTTTTAGTAATGTTGATACAAAGGAGGAGAAGTAATAATATGATTGAAAATCTAATACATTTTTTAATCGATGAAACAGAAATCATCGAAACTGCTCAAACTTCTTTACAATGGCTTTTTGATTTATTAAATACAAAGCTCTTTGTATATGGCGGAACTACCATTACTATCTTATCTTTTGTTTTAATGGCGATTAAATTCTTTGTTCCTAGAAATAAACAATTAAGAGTACTTGAGACTGAAAAGACACAGCATTTAGCGGAAATAGAAAGTCTCAAATCACAAATTAGTGAAATGAATTCTGAAATTGATGATTTAAAAAATCAAGTAAATGTTTTAATTGAGGCTAATGCTTATAATTGCAAAGTTAAAGCGCTAAAAAAAGCGAAAACCTCAACTTTGAATACAGCTCCTGATACTTTGAAAAAAGTGAAAGTTAAGGTGATTAATAATGTCAAGCAATAAAAGAAGCTCGATGAATCGAGTTGTTTTATCCAAAAGAAAACATTCATTTCTTGAAATCTTAGCCAATACAATTATTTATATAGGACCATTAATTTTAATTTCCTCTATTTTTGCTTTTAAATTTGATAATATTGTTCATTGTCAAAAATCGGTTAAAATCGAATTTGCTTTTCTTCTTGTGTTAATTGTTATGTTTTTAGTTTATTACAAAATTCTTAAACGAAAAGTAAAAGAGAAACTTCAAGCAAATAAGATTAATCAAGAGAAAAACACTCCTGTTTTAATATTTTGCAATACAATATTTAATCTTATGCCTTACGCAATTATATTGCTTGCATTTGACTTTTTACAATCAATTAATGAACCTATTCACATGGTTGTTATTAGCCTTTTAATTGTTGAAGGGATTGGAAATTTATTATTGTTTATTGATAGTTTTAGGGAGGCGCAATATGAATAGATTCAAGTTATGGTTTTGTCGTTACGGATGGATAATTTTATTAACACTTAGTATTGCTATTTGCGCTATTATTTTACTTTCCATCTTTAATATTAATCTTTTAGTTTGGATTAATAGTCACAAAGACAAAATAATAACAATTATGATTTTCTTAATCTTAATTTTAATTACAGTTCTATCTGTATGGCTCAGACATCGAGCGGAAAAATAAATATAATTATATGAGTATTACTATGAAAAAAAATCGTTATTTAATTTCTGCGCTTTTTTATTCAATCATCATTGTTTTTGTTGTAATAGTCTCATTAATTCCTTATGTTTTTGATTTAGAACACGCGAATTGGAAAAAAGTTTTTGCAAATTTTATTATTCAAGTCATTTTAATTTTGATTACATTCTCTTATCAATCAGTAGTAAGTCGTACAGCGAACATACAAGACCCACAAAGCGATTATTCTGTTGCTAAGGTAGAATTTGTCACAAGCGTAAAAAACATTCAAAATAAGACCTACACAAGACTTCACGAACTCTATGTGAAAGATTATAATGAAAATTTAATCAACGAGCATATTAAAGAATTAATGCACGCTTATGAATTAGAAAATTCTTTTCTTACTTGTGAAAAATCAATTATTTACACTGCTTTTCAAGAAAAGAAAATCACTTCAAAACAATTAAGGATTATTGAAAAGTGCAGAAAACGTAAATTCAACTTATCTTTTTATAATGTTAAAGATTTAACTTGTTCTGTGACATTAGAAACGACTAAAAACGCTAATAAATCTCAAAAAACAAGTATTACTATGGAAGTATTGCTATCTCGTGTTTTATGGCTTTTAGTTTGCTCTTTCTTATTCGCTACAGTAGCACCTGAAGCAATTCAAAATGGGATTACTCTTGAAAATATTTCTAATATGATTTTTAGATTGATTGCTGTTGGTAGTGGTATCTTAACTGGATATACTTGCTCTCAAATGCTTATCAAAGATGATGTTAGATTATTTAATAATTTCACTAACTTTAATATTAAATTCATCCAGGAATTAGAAAATAAAACTTGGATCCCTAAAGATGAAGATGTTAAAGTTTCTATTGTTGAAGAAATCATCAATAGACAAAACAAATCTAGTTCTTCTGAAGAAATTATAGAGATATCAGAAGATGATTTAAAAAAATTAAATGAAGTAAAAGAAGTTGTTAATGAATTGAAGTAAAAATTGGATGTTTTGCAGTGGAAAGCGAAACAATGGAAAAACACAAATTTATTCAGTGCATTAAACTCTTAACCCCTAATCAATTAAAAGATATTTGCAATTATCTTTATATTGATGAATATTATCTTTTACTTGAAGATTATTATCTAAAAAGATATAAATTATTTGATTTAGAATATCGGCATTCGATGTCATCTTCAAAACTTGTTAAAACTTTAAAGTTTTGTCGTATGAAAATTGAACATGCTTTATCCGATGATGATTTTTTGAATAAATATGGAAAATTTTTTAAGTAATTTATGAGAGCTTTTTGGCTCTCATTTTTTTTTGCTCTTTTTTTACAATGTAATTGTAAAGGAGAATATGTCAATGCCTCAATATGGTTTAGGTTTTCAAAATCCTTATGGATTTATCCCTCAAAATAATACTACTCAATCAATGAACATATATGATTATGTTAATGGTTTAGATGGAATGAAAAATTATCCAATTCAGCCTAATTCAACAATCCTTTTAATTGATCGTTCAAATCCTTTTGCATATTTAAAAACTGCAAATGCAATGGGTCAGTCGACTATTCAATATTTTAAACTTGAATCAATCGATGAAAGCGAAGTAAAAAAATCTTTGACTAATACTAATTCAGAATACATTACTAAGAAAGACTTAGAATTGATTTTAGCGCCTTATTTAGACCGTTTAAGCGCGGTTAGTAAAGAAGAGGGTAAATAATATATGAATCCGCTTTTTAACGCGTTAAATACTACTACAAGCGCTAATAATGCTAGTTCTTTAATGCAAGCATATAAAACATTTTTAAACGCAGGTAATCCTATGGTTGTTTTTAAACAAATGGCAATAAAAAATCCTCAATTACAACCGATTTTAAGCGTTATTGAAAGTGGTGGTAATCCTGAACAAATAGCACGCCAAATGATGGCTCAACGTGGAATTAATCCGGATGAATTTATCAAGCAATTAAATGCTTATAAATAGATTAGAAAGGAGGTGAACACAATGGAAGGAATAACACCAACATACGACATCACTAGTAGAAGTGGAGATGGCTTTGGATGGGGCTCACAGGGAATATGGCTCTTTGCAATTTTAGCCCTCATATGGGGTGGCGGTGGATTCTTTGGAAATAGAGGAGCATATGCAGATGGTAGGTCGGCAACTGTTGAAGATTTAAACAATTCAGCTAACTTTACAAGATTAGAATCACAAGTGCAGGGTATCGGTTCAAATATGCAAGCAGGATTTACCAATTTAGGTAATGGAATTTGCTCTCTTGGATACGAATTAGCAAAAAATTTTGGTAGTTTATCCAAAGAATTATCATCCTGTTGCTGTGAAGTAAAACAAGTTGCTTTGGAAAATAGATATTTAGCCGCTCAAAATACTGCTGAAATAAATGCAAATGTTACTGCACAAATTCAAAAAGTCTTAGATAGAATGGCAGATGAAAAAGCAGCAGCTCAAGCTCAAAGAATTAGCCAACTTGAATTACAACAAGCATTATGTGGCGTGGTCAGATATCCAAATGCAATGACTTACAATGCCGGATATAGTCCATTTTGCTACAATCAATGCGGATGCAACAACATTTAATTAAATAGTCTTTATGACAATACTATATGGTAATATAAAGGCTATTCATTAATTGGGTAGCCTTTAATTTTTATGAAAGGAGATATTTATGCAAAAAAATGATTTAATTTTTATGATTTCTACTGCATCAAGTTCAGTTCTTGCAAATGGATTGATTCCACTTTCTACCATTTCAAGAAGAAGAGGATGTACTTTTGACACAGGCACTAATTCTATAATCTTAAAAAGACCTGGTTATTATAAAATAAGTGGCACTATTACATTCACTGCGCCTGTTGCAGGGTTAGTCAATATTAACACTCAGAAAAATGGGGTTTCAATTCCTGGAATCACCACTAGCGGAACAGTAACAACAGCGACAACGGAAGTCAATACATTGCCTATTGAGGGAATTGTTAGAGTATTCTGCAATGATGGAATAGCAACTTTGACTCTTGTTAATACTGGTGTTGCAATCACTGTTTCAAATGTTAATTTAGCGATTGAATATTTAGGTTAAAAATTTGAATATTACATTTCAATGAAAGAAAAGTACTAAATTTGACAATTATAAAGTTTTTAATTATTATCTTCTTATGGAGGTAACAAATGAAAATTTTAATAAGCAATAATTTAAGAGAAACACTATCACCAACGGATTTATTATTAATGGTCAGTATGCCACCTGAAATGGCAATAAAAAGATTCCCAATATTCATAGATTTACTTGATAAGTCAATTGTCTATCGCTTGGAAGATGATCCATTAAATTTGCTTGGTGAAGAAAACAAAAATTATAAATTGTTTAAAAAATAAAGAATAGAGGTGAAGGCTCTATTCTTTTTAAATCGCAGTGAGGTAATTCCTCATTATTATTATACAAAAAATTATACGAAAATTATACGAATTTATACAAATTTGCGCATAAAATCAAATCCATTAAAACAAGCAATAGCGCAAAAAATGCCTAAACTTAAGCGTTTTACAAATTTCCAAAAAATAACAAAAAGTTAATATTCAAATCCCGTACAGGTCACCATTAGTATATTAAAAGCCTAAAAATAGGCTTTTTTTGTTGCTATAATTTATAATTATACGAATTTTATACGAATTCATTGTATTTTAAAAATTTTTATTATAGAAATTGTCAAGTTCCTCGCGTGTTATATTGGATTCTTTTTCTATATCTTTGATGAATGATTTATAATCAATATTTTTAACTTTTTGATAGAATATTTCTTCAGCTTTTTTTACTGATTTGATTATCCATACTTTAGAATAGTTAAATTTCATTTCAAGAGCGGTATTTGTTAATCCAAGTATAAATTTGTTGCTTAAAATGATTCCTGCATTTACATTTTCAACACCAATCTCATAAATTATATTTTCTAATTTACTTAATAATATAGAATTTTGATAAATATCTTTGATCAAGTGTTCTTTCATATCGATTAATTTTGCAATTATTAAATGAGGTAATGTTGGTGTATAAGATGAAGAGAACGAATTTTCTTTAGTGAAATCAATGCTTTTAGCAGATATCAAATTTCTTTCTAACTCTTCAATATGATTCAAAATAATGCTTTCTGCTTTTTTATTCTTTTGATAAGAATTTAATAATTTAAGCGATTCATCTTTTGTCATTTTCTATCTCCTTTCTTTGCAATTCCTGAAAATATTTAATTTTATTTTCAATCATAAATCTTGATTTATACATAACTTGCCAATCAAGAGCTTTATCTTCGTTGTAATAATATCGTTTGCCGACTTTTATACAGGGCAATCCCAAAGTTCTATATTTTGCGATTGTTTTAATTCTCTTAACTTTCAACAAATCGGCGACTTGGGAGGATGTTAGATTATATTTATCTTTACTGCTATTATTCATTATTTAACTTTTACAATCCCCTTTTCGTTTTTTTCATAATAATCAATTAACTTCAATGATAGTGGTAGTACTCCATCAATCTTAGTGGTTCTAAATGCTCTTATGACTTTATCGGTTTCATTCCCGAAAGTGTCTTTGAAACGCTCACTGATGTGATATACGGATTCGGAGTGCTCATGTAAGTAATAACTATCTTTTAACCACTGTTGTTTTAATTCAATAGTCATTGTGAAAGCGTTGCAAATTCTACCTGTACCCGAAATTGTTTCTTCTGGTTTTAATGCTAGGTAGCGTGAACCATAATATTCAATTCTTCTTAATACTACTTTCTTCATCTCGATTAATTCATGGATGAAATATTTTACTTGACATACTTTTAAATTAGTTTCTATTGCTAATTCTTTAATCTTTAATGGAATGTTTTGATGTTCTTTTTGATATTTAATCATAAAAACGTATAGATCATACGAATTTTTGACTTTTCTTCTAATCATCTAATACCTCCTTTAATCGTTCTTTAGTGGTCATTTTCTAACCACTCCTTTATTTTTTGATTTTCTTGTCTTTCTTCTTCATCATAGGTTTCTAAATCAAACATTGCTCTTAATTCAAATAAATCTTTTGCATTTGTTTGATGCACATATAAATGCTTTTTTAAGATTTCTAACATTTCTAAATCTTGTTTGATGATTTTTAACATAACAAGATAATTATCTTTATCTTTTACATTATCGTGTTTGGTCGATAAATAGCCAATTTCAATATCGTCTTTAATTCTTTCTAACACTTCTTTGCTATTCATTTTCTAACTCCTTTAATGACAATGCTGATATGATAATAATTCATAATCTTTAGTCTTAGGTTTAGCAAGCCAATTTCCTAACTGATAATCATATATTAATACATTATCAACATGGTATGATTTATCACCATCATAATGTCTGTTATAAACTTTTACTTTTAAAATAAACATTGTTCTAGCTCCTTAATCTACTCTTTCCCAACTCGGATAAAATCCCATTTCTCTTAATTTATTATTTAATTTTCCTACTTCTTCCCATCTTTCTTTAAGCATTGTATCGTTACGTTTAATATCATATAAGTCATAAAAATGAGTATATGGACTTATTACTGATATGTAATAATATTTTGAACCCACATTATTAGTTAACTCAATCGTATAATAGTCTTCATGATAACGATAGCTTCTAATAAAAGGTTTATTTTTAATAAACGTTGTATGATGTTTATGAAATCCTAAACTTAATATAGCTTTTTCAAATGTCATTGTTCTAACTCCTCTCCAGATATTTTTTTTGCTTCTTTTAACAATTCTTCTTCAGTAAATGGTTTAGCCAAACTCCAATGACTAATAAGTTTATTATCTTTATATTGATAAACTGAACATCCAACTTGAATTAAAACTACATTTTTATAAATGACTTTATATTCGTGATTAGTTTTCTTAACTTCATCCATTTCTTCTTTTGTAGGTTTTATAAACTCAGCTCCGCAAAATACACAATATTCATCATCATAAGCTGGCTCATTACAAAATGGACAAAAAGGTAAAGACAAACCATATTCAATTATATAGATTACCTTTCCTTTTTTACCCTTGTTTCTATTCTTGTTTTTTTGTGTCATTGTTCTAGCTCCTTCAAATCTTGCTGTAATATGTTGAACGCTTCTTTACTTGTTGTCATTTTCTAACCACTCCTGTACTGTCAAAAATTCGTCTTTTGTCATATGGTCAACAAACTTTTGAACCGATCTATAATTGAATACCTTTTTTATAATTTCTAAAACTTCTAGGTCTTTTTTGATTGTATTTATTAATTTTGTTGCTTGTGCTTCATCTTGACTATCTAAAGATAAATCAAGATAATTTGTTAATTTTTTTATTGCCTCTAAACTATTCATTTTCTTCTACCTCAATTGTTCCATCAAAAACAAAATGTTTAGCATTATCTTTTCTACCTTTAATAGACTTGCATTTAATGTTTTTATACGCAAAACAAACTGCATAATAACTTATATTTCTAGCCCTAATATCATCAGCCCTAATATCACCAACATTAATATCTCTAGCATTAATATCCCATGCGTTGATATCACCAACATTAATATCTCTAGCATTAATATTACAAGCATCAATATTAGCACTTACTTCTAAATCAAAATCAAATACTACTAAATCAATATAATTATTACCTTCTTTAAAAATATAAGTATTTGCTTTTTCATCATAATATTTTTGTATTTCTTCTAAACTATTAAATTCTTTAGTCATTTTCTTTATCCTCTTTTTTTTCAATTTTAACAATTCCTTTTTTGCTTAATTCTTTAAGCTCCTCTAATCTGTCTTCTTGAAACCTTGTGAATCGGTAATCTTTGTATAATCCAACTAAAGATTTTATTATCATCCATATGCAAGTAATGATGATACAAATGTCAGCTACTGTTTCTAAGTTTGTCATTTTGTTTTATCCTCCTATATATCAAATAGATCAAATAGAGTTAATTGCTCGTATTTTTTTAATCTGTAATTTAATCTTCTGTATTCATCATATACAGGTTTCCAGATTAATTCACATTGTCTCTTTTCATTAGGTAAATACTTTTCCATAATAATTAATTGCTCTTGAAGATCTAACGAAAGCGGGCAGCATTTACAACCGGCCCTTTTAAAATTAAATGGCGGATAATAAAGTTTACATAATTGTAATTTATATTTATCAATTACATAGTTTTCAAATGATTCATTAACTACCAACAATGGATGAAACTTTTTTAAATTTCCGTCTTTGTCTGTTAAAATACAACCTTTTATATTAGCTCTTTGTCCTCCTTCTTCTTTCCTCATTCCTGTAATAGCAATAAGTTTATTGTTTTCCTTTTCCCATTTTTTTACTGGTTCTTTTTTTAACTTATAACAACATTTATCAGATAATTTTAATTGAAAACTATCTTCAAATTGATATAATAGCAATAAAGGACATCCAAATTGTTTACCAGCATTTTCTTTATATTTTATAATTGAGTTTCCTTTACTTCCTTTTTGATATTCACCAACTTTTAAAGAATGTTCTTTACTTTTAAAAGGGTAGCCGTATTTTTCTAACATTGGTTTAATTGCTAGTGTAGGTTTTAAAATAATAAACCTATCATCTTTTGCACCCAATTCTTTAACAAATTCAACAATATAGTTATATTCAATACCTGTATTTATAAATACTCTAGGAATGCGATTATTTGGAAGCGCTAAATCGATAAGATAATGTAATACTGTGCTATCCTTACCACCACTAAACGAAATATAAGCGTTATGATCTAAGTCATATTTTTGATTAATTGATTTAATTACTTCTAAACGATCAAATAATAATAATTCGTTATCCATAATCACCTCTTAAAATAATTCTTGTTGAATAGTTGATAACATTTTCTCTTTGGCTTCTTTAACAAAGTTCTTTTTAATCTCGAAGCCGTAAGCGCTGCGACCTAACTCGGCGCACGCTCTTAATGTTGAGCAACTGCCCGCCACTGGATCGATGACAACATCGCCTTTATCTGTAAATATTTCGATTAGTCTTTTTAAAACGCATACGGGTTTTTGTGTAGGGTGTATCTTCGGTATGTTTTTCCCGTCCTTTTCCCATTTAAACCAGTTAAATATCATTTCTCCGTTGTTGTTAAACTTCGGCAATTTATCACGATATAAAACTACTGCATATTCACAAGCGTTAACAATTTTCATATTTGCTTTTAATACTTGCGCGCTAAAGTTTTTTATAAATATTAATGGATAGCTATTTTTTAACCCGTGCTTTGCTGCTTCATCAATTACCATTTGCATTTGTTCAAACGCGCAGAATACTATCATTGCAGGCGCTTTGCCTTTTTCCTTCGGTTCTTTCCTTAAATACCTTGTACAAAAATCAAAGAAGTTATTAATTTTGAAATCGTTATCGGTATCAAAGAAAGATTTACCCGCTAATTTACTTTCACCGTTCTTGTTATCGCCGTCAATATACCATTGAGGGTTACTAGCGTATGCGTTATTACCTAAGTTATAAGGTATATCAGCAATAATTAATTGTGCGTGCGGTATGCCGTATCTTTTAGCGTTTTCAAAGTGATCATTAAATATTTCTATCTTTGCACTCATTGTTTTCCTCCTTAATCGGGTATTTAACAACTTCTTCCAAGTGATTCATTTTGTAGCGGTATACATAGTTATATAAATAATTCGTGTAGTATTCCAAAGTGACAGATTGACAAGTTGACACTTTTAGAAGCACTAGCATTTTTTTGTAATTCTCATATTCAATCAATTCAAATTGATCAGTAATCTTTTGCATTCTTCTCCTTTCTCCAAAACGCTTTTTAGCGCGTTTCAGCAACGTTTTTACGTTCTTTGATAAATTGTTCATTAAATCTCGTTTCGTGCGCCATAGCGCCTATTTAATGCCTTTGGCGGTCAATAGCGCAACAAACGAAGTAATGTATAGTAGTGTATAAAATATTATTAGTATCGTTTTTACGATTTTATTTTGTATGTCAGATGTAAAAAACATGTGATATAAAACATATAAGTAACAAATCACTAAGACAATTGACATCAAGATTTTAACGACTTTTAATGCTGTCATATGGTTTTCTTCTTACACCCATCTTTTTTGCTAATTCCAGAATCGAGCTGTAAAGATAAGCAGGCTTGTTTTTAATAGGGTCGACATCAGTATCAATCGCAAAGTTGCTTTCATAGTTATGTCCAAAGTGCCTAATCATCGTGATTACATTTTCTATGGAGTATTGCGCAAGTAGTTTATTGATACATTGCTCATAAGCTTCGATATTAGCTCTATTAAGACTTTCCTCTTTGGATATGTAGTAATACTGCTCAAGCACTTCAACTATGCGCCAAAAGTCATTTTCAAAAATTTTTTGTTCTTCTTCATGCGCATGCGCAAAGTCTTTAGATATTATTTCATTATAGTCAGTCAGATCATTATTATCATGTTCACTATCATGTTCACTATCATGTTCATGTTCCTTATCGGTAAAATTCGTATTCGCTTGTAAATCTTGTACTTCTTCGTATACGCTCGTATTCGGTTGTTCGTTTTCGAATACGTTTGTATTTGATTTATTCCATCGTTTAAGAATGTTTTCCCTATTCTTTGAACATTGATCTTTCCATCGTTTTAAATCGGTTTTTAAATCTTTTTTGATTCTAGTCCATACGATATTAATTAATGGGTCGATTGGGTCAGGTGGGTTTAAATCGTTCACGTACAAATCAATAGTTTTGAATAATATCCCTGCTTGCGCATCGGATAATAATTTTATTTGTTCGTGGTAGTTGACATATAAAATATATGATTCTTTGCCTTCCATTTTTACCTCCAGTATGGATGGGAAGAGCCTTAATAGGCTCATCCGTTATTTTGCTGTTGTTTTATTTGCTTTTCGATTTCTTTACAAATTGCTTCGTAGTCTTTGACTTTGACTTCACTTGATGAAGAGTATCCAAATTGTGCAATAATTTGTTTACACAGTGCGCCATTGCCACTTGAAATAGCGTACATTCTATTGGCTTGACTTTTTGTGATTGGCTTTTCTAGTCCATCTTCTATGCTATTGGTTTTAGCATCATTGCCATTTAAGTCTTTTAAATCGGCATCATCAAAATCTTGAGTAAATACATCGGATAAGTTTCCTATGAAGAGGGAAGCTGCAACAAGCGCCCTTTTTTGTGCCATTTTTAAAACAGTGTTATCCATGTTTCCAATGCCTACGCGCTCACCATTATCGTTATATTTGGCATCGCGTTGAAATTTAGTTTCGTAGCTGTTCGCGGAGGCAATGCTTTCAGCGTGAATCAATCCATCACTGCCAATTAATTGACATTGAATAATATATTCAAATAAACCGCTTTTAAAATCTCTTGTCTTTTCAATGATGGTGTATCTTGGTTGTAATCCTAGCAATGTACAAATAACTTGCGCTCCAGGTTGTAAGAGCGTTGGTTTCTTGCCTGTACCTGGAATAATACCCATATGAAAATTTTCTTTAAATTGGCTTTTGATCAATGATTGAAATCGGCTAATTGCTTCTAATTGGTTTTTGACATTTTCTTGTGTAATATTCATGATTGAATTGTTTTCGACTAAAGTTAAATTGTTTTCCATTGTTTTAAATCCTCCTATTATCTAACTTTGACAATTTTAGTTTTTTCTATATTTACGCCAGGAATATTAATATTTCCTTTAGCGAGTTTTACAAGTTTTTTTATCGCGCTTGTATCAGCTTTTAAGAGTTGAACACCATTTATTGAAAATGGTATCTTGCTTTCATCGGTGATAATTATGCTATAATCATCTTGGAAGCTTGTGCCTTTAACTTGTGGAGTGTCAGGGGCTAAACTGATTTCCATTCCGGTTTCTTCACGAATTGAAGATTCAAGCTTCTTTCTTTCTTCTTCAAGAATAACCATATAATCGGCAATTTCTTTTTTGAGTTTCTTCTCTACTTCTTGAAGAGGCTTTTTCATTTCATTTTCTTTATTGCAAATTGATTTCCAAGATTGATAAGCGTTGCTTTTTGGCTCTTTCCAGTATCCCTCAATAGAGTCAATTAAATCTTTATCGGCTTTTAAATAATTTGAAGCTCTTAAGTAAGAATCGTTATCAACTACGCTTAAAGCGAGCGCTTCTGCGACAAAAACATCGCACTTATTTGTAAGTTGTGTTTCTTGATTTTGAATTGTGTTCATGTTTGTTCCCCTTTTCATTTTTGTTATTTGATTTTTGGTTTGAAGTAGTGAATTTTTAATAGGCTTTCGAATATGTCCCATCTATCGGGCAAATCCCTAATAAATTCATAAGAGCCATCAGGTCTTAGCAGAAGGGTGGCGCGCTCATCCACTTCAATATTTTCATTTTTGAATATCCGCTCGTATGCACTCGTTTGCACTGCTACAAGCTCGGGATGTATCGGCTCAGTAGTTTTAATATCGAATAATACACATTTGTTATCTATGAGCGCTAAACGATCGATGGTTCCTGCGTAATAATATTTTGTATGGTAGTGTTGCAATTCGATAAAAATCATTTGTGGTTTATAATCTGCTACAAACTTTTTATAAGCCTCAAGATAGCCTTTTTCTTCTTCTTTGATATCTTCTACTTTGTAGAGGTCATATAGCTCTGTAGCGTGGTGGACATCGCTCCCCACGTTGGCTTTTCTCGATACGATATTTGTTGGGATATCTTTGTAAATGTAAGATGATAACGGTGCCATTATTTGAGTGACTGAAGGCAATATAATATTTTTACTATGTAAAACATAGGTGTGGTCAATTTCTTTAAATATTAAATCGGTGTTTTTGATCTCCATTGTGTTTACTCCTGTTTTAATTAATCGAAGAAATGATTGAATTTAATTTCTTCGTTTTCAAAATCGATATAAGCATAGTTATCGGTCTTGATATAACTTTTCATTATTAAGATTCTTTTGTAGATGTTCCAAGCTCTTTTTTTTTCCTTAAAAAGCGCCTTTTTAGCTTCTTCAAGCGTTGCGATTTTATAACCTCGATTGCCATCGGTAATTAAGACATGATGCCAGCATTTAGATTTTTTAATCGCGTTGATATCTTGTCTAATTTTTCGATAAGCTGTTGAATTATAATCGGTTGTTGATTCGTTTAATCTTGAATATGTCTCTGGGAAATTTCCACAGATCATTTCTTTAGTGATGACAGTTCTTTCATCTTCGCAAAATATATCCTCTAGATATTGAGCGAGCGCCCATTGTTGAGGGGTTAAATCGTTAGTTAATTCCATTTTGTTTTTTCTCCTTTCATTGATAATTCTAAACGGTAGTTTTTAATAATTTTCTTCGATGTAATTCCGTAGTCTTTCAAATAATCAAGTGCGTATTGTAGCGGGATGACATAGCGAGCGGGCGGGATCTTGTTTAATCCTTTGCAATCGGTCAAGTACTTCTTGCGGATGTCGTGATACACATCCTGGAGCATTTGCTTACAATCGGCGCCATCAAGTCCCATCAAGATTTTTAAATCGTTTTTAGTGATAAATGCTTTTGTTTGAATTATGTTATATTGTTGCTCTATTAAGTTATTCATGGTATTACTCTAGAATTGCATCACCTGACTTAATCATCAAAAAAAATCGACTTGTCAACGTTCAACGCATCCGCGATTTTAATAATTTCGTTGACTTTAAAATCTGATTTGCCCTGTTCCTTGCTTATGTAAGTAGCCGAAGGCATACCGATTAAATCGGCGAGCGCTTTCTGCGATAGTCTTTTCTCAGCTCGTAACCCTCTTAATTTGTTCAAGTTCATTCTTTTATATTCCTCCTTTGGTTAAATTTAAAACATGATAATTTGAATAAAATAATTTTTTTTGTTTGAATTCCTTTGGCTCATCTCCTTTAATTTGCTAATTTGCGCTCTAAGGGGCTTTTTAGCCCCGTCTAGCGCGTTTTATTAGTTTTATGATAAATATATGTCTTTGATTATTTCACGTTAATTTGGGCTTGTTTTGCCTCCTTTCTTTCATCGTTTAATAATTCACCTAGTGCAATTATTTTAATATTTAAGTGGCTGATTCTTTCTTGGTAGTCATCCGGGTTGTAGCTCTTTAAGCGGATACAATCGGAAAGCTCCGTAATGTAATCCACTAACTTATTTATTACTGTGTCTTTATCCATCGGCTTACCTCTAAGCGTTCAACGCTTTTAATTTGCTAATGACTTGTTTAGTCGCATAAATTCCGTTATGGTTGAGCATTCTTTGCCATGCGCTATTGGATGGTGACCACTTAAAGCCCCATAATTTTAATATGTCGCGCTCTTCTTTTGATGGGATACTATCAAAGATTAATTTGATTCGCATGGTTTCTTTGTCTTCTTCAACTTGTAAGCCTTCTATTTGCTCATATTCGTTGACACTGTCGGCTGTCCTTTCTTTCATCGCTTCCAATTTTTTCACTCTTCCTTTTAATCGGTTGATGTTTTGATTATTGTTTGTTAGTTTAAAAGGTGCATAAGGCATTGTTTTGCACGTTGGCGCATTTTTGATTGCTTCATCGAGGATTTTAGCTTGTTCATCGGTTAGATTCTCAAATCCTATCATTGTCCCATTTTCGCGATACCACGCATTAGATCTTTTCATTAGGTCTTGCTTCTCTTCTAATTCTTCAATTCTAAGCTTTAACTTTTCAACGGCGAGAGCGTCGGAGCTTGATATCGTGGCATTGGTTAACAGGTTGCGTATTTTTTTATAAAATCGGTTATTGAATGGGTCAAATAAAGATTGATTTTTTGCATAAAAATTATCCCTTGCCTGTTGTTGCTTTTGGTGTTTTTTCATTGGATAATTTGCCGGACCTGAAAGCATCCAAGAAACGCATGATGAATCGATTCTATTTAATTCGTTGATAGCATCGGCTAATTTCTTGCTGTATCGGTCAGCTAATTGATTGATTAGCTCCATATTATCGCTTGTGGCGTTGTTTGGATGTGCATTGATTAAAAGATTGATGTCTTCGGAAAACTCCGCCAAAATGCTTTTATATTCGTTTGTTGCGCTGTTCATTTTGTAGTCGCTTGTAAAAGTCGACTCATGCGCTCTTAGTGCGAGCGCCTCATTGATTGGGTAAAAGTTAATTGTTAATTGTTCCATGTTTGTTTCTCTCCTTTGATTTACTTATTAATTTTCTTCGAAATAATCGACTGGGTCAGTCTCTAGAGCTTCCTCAGTGTTAGCCCCTTCGAAAATGTACGCGATGTATTTTGCAGTTTTTGAGGGGTTTTTAGATTCTCGGTCTAAACGTTTTTTTATGTAAGTTTGAGCTTCCTCTAATGTTTCAAATGTGGCGCGTAAATCAGTCCATTCTTGGGCGCTGTGATGACGTTCTGCATAGCCATCAAGTACAAAATATAATTTTTTAGTTTCCATGTTTCTTTCTCCTCTCACTCTCTATTTAATCGGGCTTGTGACCGCCTTTGGCTAGATTAAGAGGGGCGCTTTAGGTTAAGCGTTAACCCTTTAGAATAATATTTTGATGGTGTGGTTTGGTGTTTCTACGATTAAATATCTCTTATCGTTTTCTTCGATTAGATATGCACAAGTAAACATGAATGTGTTATATGATAATATCCTGAACCCATAGCCATTATTATTAATCATTTTGTTAAAGCAAGATTCATATGCGTTATATTTTGAATGGCTACATGTTGTGTAGATGTCTTCTAATCTGTAAGCGTTTGAATTAAGATAAGAATTAATTAAACATCTTGCTCTCTTTGAATTGTTTCTAAATTTTAATGTTGCTGTCATTTTTGTTTTCTCCTTTTTATTTTTGATTTTTAATATATATAATAATTAATATCTAATAATTAATAATAATTAATATATATAATATATAAATAATATATAAATATAGTTAGTTAATAATTAATTAGTCGCATGTGTCGTTGAGTGTTTTATAATCATCCTCCTTTTGAATAATCAACTTTCACATGTGCGTCATGTATCACCTGACGAGTTCATAATAAATCCTGTATCGCCTAATGTCAAGCGCTAATTAACAATTTTTTATATTTTTTTAAAAAAAAGTGTTAGAATAATATTGTCTTTTGCTAACGATAGTAAATGATAGGAGGAAAAACATGGGATTCAAAGAAAATTATTTAAAACTGCAACAAAAAAATAAAATATCATTCGCAGAGATTGGGCGCCGTTGCGGTGTGTCGAAAGGTAGCGCATGGGCATGGGCTCACTCGCACGAATTGCCAACTATAGAACACTTGAAACAACTTGCGCAGGTCTTCGCTTGCACTGTTGATGAATTAATTAAAGATGATGATTTTTACAACCAAAACATGCCCGGGATAGTTGCGCAGGTTACACCTCAGCCAACAGCATCAATCGATAATAATCAGGATAGCTTCATTATCGCAATGTGTGCGTTGTCTCCCGTTCTCTCGGAGCAGGACAAAAGCGAATTGCTTAAGCTTTCACAAGAGCTTATTAATCGAGCTAAAAGCGCTAAAAAAAGCAATAATTAATTAAACAATGAATATATGGAGTATAACGAACAACAAAAAAGCAAGATTGATCAAAAAATTGATCTAATTAAAAAATGCCTTTTAAATTTTGACATCAATTTTTATTTTGAAAAGATGCCGAAGAAAATAAAAGGGCTTTCGATAGTTCAAAATGATATCAAAATCATTGTTATTAATTCTTGTTTTAGGTGGAATTATAAGCGCATTGAAGAAATAGCGCGCCATGAATTTTGTCACATCTTGCACCCTGATACGATGTACAACTTAAACGATGGAGCTAAGCTTATTATTAAACGCGAAAAAGACCGCCACACGCTCGAAAGTGAATTTTATAAGCAATTAAACAATGTCAATATAAAAAGCGCTGTAAGTGGCTAATTTTAAGCCAAAGAAAAGAATATAAAAATTTAAAAATGGAGGAGATACCATGCCCATTTACAAGAACAAAAATAAACAAGGTTATACAGTTAAAATAAATTACACTGATGATAAAGGTAATCACAAGCAAATTTTACGATGTAATAAAGACACGCTTAAAAAAGAAGATGCTCGCGACCTGGAGCGTCGATTGATGGAAGAAATCGAACAAAAGACAATCGCAACAAATCAAAAAATTACATTGAATCAATTATTTCATTGTTATGTGAAAGATTTTGAAACACAACGCAAAGCAAACACCATGCGCCAATTAAAAAGCGTTTATAAAAATCAAATAGGGCAATATTTAGGTAATTTGAACATCTATAAAATGACTGCTCGCGACATTCAACGATGGCAAACTGAAATCAACCATAAAAAAATAAAAGTCGGGCATAAAAACACTATTTTTAAAAATCTTAGAAAGCTATTAAATTATGCTGTCAAAATGTACGACCTACCATCCAACCCATGCGCTAAAGTTGAGCCGTTTAAAGACACTAAAAGCCTCGAAGATGACCATATTCAATATTTTACATATGAGCAGTTTAAAACGTTCGATAATGAGCTTTTAAAGCGATTAAACAAAGCGAAGCAATCAAATCAAATAAGCCAATTTATAAGGCTGTCACAAGGTCGAATATTTTTCAATGTCTTATTTTATGCAGGGCTGAGAAAAGGGGAAGCCAACGCTCTTAACTGGGGTGATATCATCGAAGAAAACAACACTTTATTTTTAAACATCACAAAATCAATAAATCAAAAAACATGCCCATATGAAATTACTAAGCCAAAGAATAAAACATCAATACGAAAAGTGCCTATATGCGATGAGCTCAAAAGACTATTGTACGAGCATAAAAGTCTTTGCAAAAACTGCATTGATGGATTCAACGAAAAATATTTTATCACAGGGGCATTAAATCCACTGTGCGACACTTTTACAAGCGATTTAAAAAATGATATTATTAAAAGTTGTAAACTGCCAAATATACGAATTCACGATTTCCGACATTCATATTGCAGTCTTTTAATTAATGGGGGAGTTCCATTGTACGTAATCGCTCGCCTTTTAGGGCATTCAACAATTGAAATCACGCAAAAAGTCTATGCTCATATCTACCCTGATTCATTTACACAAGCATTAAACTGCATTAATGCGCTCAAATAGTTTACTACAAGTATATTAAAATATACCTAAAGTAGTATTGAAGTTTACCTTTTCACAAGCTACAATAATATTGTTAGAATATCATTTTTGTTTTACTCCATGTAGTTTCTCACTATGTTTTATGTTTCTTTGAGTTCTAACCCCCAGAAGAGCCCTCATAGGGCTTTTTTGTTTGCTAATTTTAATTAAAGGAGGTATTAATGCCAGAGCAAGAATACATTTATGTTTTATCTATCAAGCGGAGTATCTATAAATCACTTGAGATAATAGGCGCTTTTACTAATATAGCGAACGCCAAAAAAGAAGTTTTAAAAAACTTTGAAACATATAACAAAGATAACCCAACGAAGAAAATAAAATATCGACCTAAAAACTGGGAGCGCTCAAAAAAAGATGGGCGCTTTTATTTTTATTCGTTGACCGATGATTTACAGTCGTTTTATCAAATCACAAAATTAAAAATAAATCCTGGGTGCATCGTTGAATATGGCAAAGGAAAGGAAAGAAGAAACAAAGCAGTTAAAAATATTAATTGATGAACAAATGAGGAGGTGTTAAAGTCGTGTCTAATATCAAAAATAAAAAGAAATTTAGAAAAAAGAATCTTCAAATAGGCAATGACAAAATTACACCTGGTGAGCCTTTAACAATGGAGTATTGGACATCAATTGAAGGACTTCAAATCATAGTAGGCTTAATTCTCGATGGCAATGACATTAAAGACATTGTTAAAGATTACATGCTGATTACTCATCAAACGTTCTTGAATTGGTGCAAAAAATGCCCCGAGTTAAACAAAATACGACTTTTAAAACAAGACTCTTATGATGCGATGGTAAAAAGCGCATTGCTAAGAAGTTGCGCGGGGTTCTATGAAAATGGCTTATATTATCCACCTAATCCAAAGAGTATAGCTCTATGGTTTGAGCTAAAACAAAAAAATATTGACTTGCTAGCGATTGAAAATAACAAGCCCCAAATTAATGTTTCAATCAATTTTGATGATGGAAGAAGTGAAGAGATTAAAAGTCTTGATAAAGACATCCCAAGTGATGAAAACTTGCAAGATGGGAAGGATGAATAATGAACAATATTATTTTTACTCCTAAAGTCCCATTAATCTATAAGCCCCTATGGGATGAAAACAAGCCAAGAAGATTAATTGATCAATCCAAAAACAAAATTCTTGAAGGGTTAGGGATTGAACCTTTAAACGTTATTAATGAATATGTTTTACAAAGCGGAAGAATCAGCGGAAAGACTACAGAATGCAGAGAGTATATTTTATATCGTTTAATGACCATTGAAGGCGCTAATATGGTGGTTACAAGAGCTGACCAAATCGATATTAGAAGTACAGTATTTAATGGCTTTGTGGGGTTAATCAACAAAATTACAAATAACCATCCTGACGATTGGTTTGACATTAAAATGTCGCCTTTTTCCATCACTTTTAAACCAAATGGAAATAAAATTTATTTTCTTGCAATTAATGGCGATATTAACAGATCTAAAGGTTTTGAGATAACTAAAGGCTATCTTGACGTAGTATGGCACGAAGAATGCAATGAAAATGATAAAGCCGACTTTATCGAAGCTTCAAATATGACTTTTTTAAGATTTTTTAAAAAGTGTTCAAAAATCTTTTATGCTTTCAATACTGAGCCAATTAGAAACCATTGGAGCAATATCCATTTCAAACAAAAGATAAGAGCTGGAGAAGCAATGAGAATATATGCGACTTGGAAAGACATTTATAAATTTTTGGATGGGTCAACTATTCAAAAGATACTTGATGACAGGTCAAGAAACATTGACTATTATCGATATTGGTATTTAGGGCATTTAGTCAATTTAACTGGTTTAGTTTTCCCACAATTCAATAGGTCAAGACATCTTGTGAAAGTTAATTGTGATATTATCGCGTATCAAATTGGTTCAATCATTATTTCAATTGATGCCGCGAATAAGAACGATGCAACTGCTGCGATTCTTTTAGGTGTTTTAAACGATGGGCGATTGCTCGCCCTTGATTGTATGTATTATGAACCACTAGGAAGAGAAGGACAAAGAGATATAGGGCAGAAAAACGATTTAGAGGTTTGTGAAATGATTTGTAAATGGTGGCTAAATTGTAAAGAGCGCTATAAAGGACTTTCAGAGATTAGAAGAGTATATGGCATTGTGGACAATGCAAACTGGTCTTTAATGTCGTTGTTGCAACAATCTGCAACTTTAAACTATGCTTATTGGCAACCTGCTACAGACAAGATTATTTTAAGAGACACTAAAAGACTACAAAACATGCTTGGTCGTGATTTAATACTATTCAACATGGCGAGTTATAACGATATTCATTGTGGAATAGAAGAAATTGAATCATATGTTTACGATGAAGATACCTTAGATATTGCAAAAAATCAAAAAGACCACTTTATAGATAGTCTTAAGTATGGCACATATGCTTATAACTATCCTGAGATATATAAACAAAATTGTTAAGGAGGAATTATGTCAGATTATATTTTAAATCCTGCAAATTTAACTGTACCAAACACTGATTTTAATAAGTTATTTGGGCAGTATACACAATTTATTTATCAGCAATTAAGACAAAGATATTACAATGACACTGGCTTTTTTGCAATGGCTCCGATAGCGTTAAAGAATTTTTATTTTACAACTTTAAAAAGGAATCTTGAATGGTTTAGGGGAGCAGTTCCGGGTATACATCCTTATGGGATTTTTCCATGTTTTCAAGGCTCATCAGCTTGTAATTGTGTTGCTAATATGGTTTCCGCTGGAGACTTTAGAATTGAAGCAGAAGACCCACGACATAAGCAATATATCGAAGATATGATTAATTACAAGAAAGTGAGAAAAAAACTCAAAAGAAGCCTTCCAATGTGGCTTGCTTGCGGTTTTATGCTTGCTGTAATTGATGTTAATGGTAAAGATGAATGGACTATCAACTATTCAAATGGTAATCGTTACTTTGTCGAAGTTGATGATGAGGGGAAAGTTTTAGCGTTTAGGCGAATGATAATGTTTAGAAGCTCATCAATCGATAATACTGACAAAGGATATTATTTAGTTGAGGATAGATGGCTTAAATCTATCGAAGGAAGAAATAGATGTTTCCATGCTTATCAAGTGTATCAAGGGAAATCAAGCGCTCAAGACATTAATTCTACGCTATCACCATGCTTTAATCCACCTGATAAGATTTTAAACGAATTAAGGCAAAAATTAGGCGTTTATGAATTAAACACAATCTATGAATTGCCTTTTGAAAATCATATTGGTGCAGTTGTCATTAATGCAACAAAAACTTGTCTAGGCATTGAAGACCATCCGGAGTTAAGCGACTCAATATTAGATGGTGCGCAAACATTTTTGCTTGAATACGACCAAACATTTACATCGAAACAAAAAGATAGAATAATGGCTGATAAAGGTGTAATTGTACCTGAAGCAATGCTTCCAACTGATTTTACAGTGTCATCACCTGAAACATATAACCAATATTTAAACTATGTAGATTTAAAGAAAAATGGTCTTTCAAATGTGTTTAGAAGTGTAAAATCAATGGCACCGGACAAGCAAGCGCCTTTCTTTTTCCAATCTGATTATAGGCAATCTGACTACAATGCTGATTTAGACCAAATTAAAGGAAGAATAGCGGATGCGATAAAAATTAGCCCTGCCGACTTTGGAAGTCGAACTCAAATTGGAGATGGTGGAAGTAATAAAACTGCAACCGAAATCACAGCATTAACAGGAATATCCAAAACCACTGTAGAAGAAATGAGATTATCCATTTCTGATGGTATGGAAGAATTATTTAGAGTCATTTTAAAACATGCTTTTAACGATGAAAATGCAAAATGTTCAATGGTGTTTAATTCTTCTCAAAGTGCTGACCCAATGTCTGAAACTGAAGATATCATCAAACAAAAAGATGCTGGATTGTTAAGCCGTAAAGTTGCTATTCAAAGAAAGAATCCAAACTTATCAAATGAAGAAATTGACAAATTGATTGAAGAAATCAAGATGGACGAACAAGAGCAACAACAAAATGATATATTTGCTCAAAATGGAGGCGATGAATTTGACTACGGACAGGATGAAAATATCACGCCAGAAGGCGATAACATTAACGCAGATTAGAAAACTAGAAGCAAAAATCAAAACAACAATAGTGAAAAATGCTCATAGTGGTGTTTCAAAAATTAACACTATAAAAGATATTCAAAAATTAATTCTAAGTAATTTAAAAGTTTTTAATATTTTGGAAAATCCAAAGTATTATATTGATTCATCGAATTATTGGGCGAATGTTTATGCTAATAGTTATTACAAAAAAATTAACGCGATTAAAACTTCATTATTTGCTACTTTGCTCTTGTTAAAGAATAAATCCAAAGAAGAATATCAGGAAATTAACAAAAAAAACATCTTACCATTGGATGAAAAACAAAATGTTTTATCACCTAAAGAAGAAAAGAAAAAAATCAATGTTGTCAAAAATATTGTTGAAAAACTTAAAAAATTTAAAACAACAACGCCAATAAAAGAGGCTATTAACATTATTGATGATGAACATATTATTGAATATGCAAAAGGTCTTTTGCCAAATATGCCAAACTACAAAAAAATGGTAAAAGATGAAATGAATTTGCTTGCTACTAGAAATTTTGGCGGTATTCCAACAATTGATAAAAATGGGAGAGTCTATTATGGGCGCTCCCTTTTTGCTAGCGCTGAAAGAGATATTAGATTTAATTATCACTTTCAAAAAATAAACGAAATGAAAGCGAAAGGAGTAACAAATGTTTGGGTAACTTCACATGCCAATTGTTCAAAACGATGCCAACCATTTCAGGGGCGAGCTTATACCCTAGATGGAACTACAAGAACTATTGATGGAATCACTTTAGAACCAATAGAAAACGCAACTGAAATTTATGTAACTACAAAAAGTGGTAAAGTATGGCGAAATGGTCTTTTTGGTTTTAATTGTCGACACGATTTAAAAGAATTTACTCCACGAAGTAAAGCCCCTGTAAGTTATAGTGCGGAAGAAATTGATAAAATGCGCGGAATTGAATCAAAACAAAGAGCATTTGAAAGAAGACTTTATCAAATTGATATGCAACGCGCAATTTATGAAAGTGCAGGCGATAAAGAATCTTTATCAGAAGCCAATAGATTAAGACAAAAATATAAAATTCTTGAAACAAAATACAAATTGTTTTGCGAAAAAAACCAAGTTAAACCGCAACCATCAAGATATAAAACTTGGTTATAAAGGAGGATGTAAAAGCAATGCTTTTTAAATACATCAAAAATAAAATTCAAGAAAGGAGGAAAAAGAAGAGCATGGATAAAATCATTCTTGAATTAAAAAAATTGCTTGATAATGGTGCTTTAAGTCAAGAAGAGTATAACTTGGCTATATCAAAACTACAACCTGAAAATTCATCTAATCCAAATGATGAAAAATCTTCTGAACCAATTGAATCAGGTGAAAAAGATAATAGCGAAGATATACAAGAAGTGGAAAATCAAGAAAATGAGTCCGGTGCGGATGAAGTTGAAAACATTGAAGAAGAATCTAAATCCGAAGATGAAATCAATGATGATGAAGATGAAATCAATGATGATGAAACTTTTGAGACCGAGAACGAACCTCTTGATAATCCATCTGCTATAGACAATGAGCAAATTAATCAAGAACCAAACCAAACTTCTCAAACAACACCAGAAGGAGATAATGGTAATGTTTTAAATGTTATTTTAGAAAAATTAACAGCTTTAGAACAAAAAGTAGAATCTATTTCTACTAATACAGGTGTTGACCCAACAAAACCACTAGGAAAATATAATCAAAAATTTGACAACCAAAAAGAAGACTATGGTGATTATGGTCCTGGTGTAAGAACCATTTATTCAAAATAGAAAAAGGAGGATTTAATTAAATGGCTAATATTACAGATGCAATTTTAGATAAATACCTCAGCGGAAGTGGAGCAACTAAAAAATCAGCTCAAGGTTATACTTACGTTGATGGTAACGCATTACCAAATGTTATTTCAAACGCAGTTTTAACTGCATATCTTGCTAAAACTTGGATTGTTCCAGGTGTTGGATGTACTGAAGAATTTGTCGCAGGTTATGATACTCAAAAAATTAATTCAGTCTATGTTGAAATGCAAGCTGACATTGGTCCAACCACTCGTACAATTGGCGAAGGTGGTACCAGTGGCAATTCTGGTATTATCAACTTACAACCATCAATCATGGTTTCAACAGAAATGTTTGAAATCCCTTTAAAACAAGTTGATGATCAACCTTTATTCTTCCCAAGAATGCAACTTGAAACAATGAGATATGATAAGACTAAAAAAGCCTTAGCAAATCATATCGACAACATGGTACTTTCAAGAGCAACTTATGAAACAGCTGTAGCAATTCAATATGCTTTATTTAGAGCTTCAAAAGAATATACCGCTAGTGGCAATACTGCTGGAGCATTACCAAGCGCTCAATTCGTTGAAGTTGATTCAACAAAATTCTATGATGACAATTACATTATTTCAGTCTTAGACAAATTAGATGAATTAATGGATAATGGTGATGAATTAATGCAAACAATGTCATTCAGTGGCCCAAGAGCATTAGTTGGAAGATTATCATTCTTAGATAAACTTAAATCACCAAAATCAGGATTCGTTCAAACCGCTGCAAGTGCTGCATACGATTTATTGATTTCTGAAAACTTTGACTCAAGTTCAGTAAATGATATTTTTGAAGGCACAACCGAAAGAAAATATCTTGATATAAGAGGTTACTCATGCTATACAGTACCAGCACAAGCATGGAAATATGTTGAAACTTGGTTAGGATTGTCCGAAGGTAAACTTAAAAATGTCTTAGGAATTGTTGTTTCACCTCAACAACTTGCAACAGGTGGAGTTACTGAAGATAACACTATTGTTAAAGATACTACATATCCTGCTATTGGTGTTGGAGCATATCCATACCGTAAATTCGGTGCAAGAGGATATAGAAATATTATTGTTATCGTTGATAGCGGATTTAAAGCACAAGCTTCAGCAGGAGATTTTGCAACACTTATGGGAACTAAAGGATCAGGAGCACCTATTGAATCATTAACTGGATTAGTTGCACCACTCAACTTTAAGACAAGAACTATTGTTGAAAATAATATTGCAGGTGGTCCTGCTATTCAAATTGCAGCAGTAGGCGACAGCAAGTCTAAAGCTGGAAAAGTAACCGGATTAGAATTACCAGAGAAATCTGAATAATTAATAATTTTCTAAGAGAAGTTGAAGAAATTTGACTTCTCTTTTTTTATCACAAAAAGAGTGTTAAGTGGTGCAAATCCACTATTGTGAAAGGAGAAATAATATGAAAACAAAATTAAATCACGGCGGACATCAACAACCAATTGACGAAGGTGGAAAATATCTTTCAAGCAAAGACAAAGAAAAAGAAACCAAAGATAATGGCTTAAAACGTACACCGCAAGAAAAAGCGTTAGATTACAACGCTCAAAAACCAACATTTGAAAGCGATAATAAAGCCCCACAGGAAGAAGATTCTTTATCTATTATTCAAGACCTTATCGCGGATGAATACGAGGCTATAGATGGCTATAAATACGCTATAGAACACATACATAATGAATTAATTCAAAATGAATTTAAAACAATTCTTGAAGAAGAAGAAAAGCATATTAAAATGCTTGATTCTATAAAAGAAAAACTAAAATAGGAGGTTCCTTATGCCAACAAAAAGAAATAAAGCTGGATATCAACAACCTTATGTTGGAAAAGGTCATGGCGATGAATCTGGAGAATATCGCGACAATGGATATGGTGGAAGTGCTCCTAGTGTAAATCATGGTAGACAAAATGCACAAGTAACAAATAATTATTTAGATTATCAAACTAAACCAATTGAAAAAATGGGCAAAGAAAATCCGACTAACGAGGTATATGAATTAAGAACTAATTATAAAAAGATTTTAAACAAATATATAACATATCCTGAGGGTACTTACGATTTATCAACTGGTAAAGAAATAACCTATAAGGATGGATATCAAGTTTCCTTCCACCAAACTAGTGACAATTATAGTCAAGAAGAGTATAATAAAATTGTAGATGAATTAAAAACTATTTCTGGTTCAGGTGCTCATATTGGGGTTTTTGATGAAGAACCTGAAGTAAGTTTTCATTTTAATTCATTAGAAGAAGCTAAAAAAGTCATGAAGAAGTACAATCAACATTCTATATTTGACTGGAAAGCATATGCAACTGGTAGACCTAGTAAGGAATGGTATATTAAAAATGACAGTTTAGACAAATCTAAAAATAATGTATCATAAAAGAAAGGAGAAACAATAAATATGAACATGGAATTAATCAAAAAATATATAGATCAATATAATGAAGATTACAATTTATTTTATCTTGCTACTGGTGGGGATGGCAATCAAGAAAAATTAAATGAAAGAATTGAAAAAAATGAGGAGCCTTTACTTGAACAAATGACTGATGAAGAAATTCGTTATTTGTCAAAGAATCATGCCCATGGTATGGGTGAAAGGATGTATTATCACGCAATTTTAAAAAGAAGACAAGAGCAAAAATTGTCAAAAGAGAATAAAGTTGTTATTAGTAAATAATAATTAGAAATCATAGACATTTAATGTACAGGCTATCACATATAAAGCGGAAGTAAAAAATCCGCTTTTTATTTTGGAAAGGAGAATAGAAATATGAAGTACAAAACCACTAATTACAGTGATAGATTGATTTATGATAAAGGGACACATAGATTTAGTCTTGATGCAGAATGGGTTGAAGCAAATGTAAAAGATATCAATAGATATTCTACGGATGTTCAATTACAAGAAGAATTAGACGCTCAAAGCGAATTGCTTTATGACTGGATATATTCAAGCATTCCTCTATCAAATATTAATTATGTTGAATATATTCTAGCAAAAAATGAAGTTTGTATTAAACCAATTTATGAAGCGTTATATTTGATTCTTCTTTCAGATTTACAGGGGAATACAACTCAAGCAAGATTTTATCTAGGTATTAACTTTAAATCTAATAATGCACTTGACAAAGAAACAATTAGAGCTTCTTTATTAACTGAAAATGTAAAGATGAAAATTGAAAATATTCCAGGTAATTTGCTCACTACTCGTTCTTTTGGAGTAATTTTGCCAAAAGATAGATACGAAAGGTGGGACTATTAATGTTAAGAAATTTTTCACCGGATGATCATGTTAATTGTGAGCTTATTTCAAGAAATATGAATAAAGAAGATTATTCAAATGAATTAAAGCCGTTTAAAGCAACAATTATTAAAGATATTGAACGTGTTAAATATGAAATTGTATCTGGTACTAACGCTAATAAAACAACATTACAATTGAAAGCGGATAATTGCCCTTATGAAATCAAACAAAATGACAAAATAAAAGTTTTTGGAATGGTCAAATTAGTGTCAGCTGTCGGAATTATCTTGTCAGATTTAGATATGTTAGTTAATTCAAAATACAATCATGAATACTTAATGAAAATTGCTCCAAAAATTATATTTTTAGGTGATTAATATGTATGAAGAAGAAGAGTTGCAATTACCTAGAGGGTTTAAAACTGAGATTGAATCATATGGAGCAATTAATTTTTTAACCGTTGCTGGAGAAGTATTTCAAAACATTATTACTGCTCCATTTTTCCCATTTAGAACAGGTAATTTAAAATGGAACGCGACTTCATTATTAGTTTCAAACAATTCTTTTGCAATCGTTTTTAATCCTGACAAAGCATTTTATGTACATTTTCTTGAATATGGAACACGACCTCATTTAATTCCTAATGCTTTTGGTAGAGGGATAACAGTTTTACATCCAGGTTCACAAAAACACGTAGATTTCATTCAAAAAAAATCTGTGGATGTTGCAATTAATACACTTTTATATATAACAGGAGGAAAATTAATAAAATGAATAAAGAATCTATAATTAAGTTTGTTTCAAATTTATTAAATAATTATTTGAACGATAATTCTTATGGCATTGCTTTTAAAACTTTCAATTTTATAAGCTCGTTAGATACACAATATGAAGTAAATTATGGAAAAAAACAAATAGAACATTTTTATCCTGTTTTAATGGGGAATTTTACTGGAGATTATATCCCTTTAAAGTTAAATGCTTTTGATTGCACACTACCAATTCAAATTATTTATAATTCTTATGATTTTGATAAAATTGTTAATATTTTTAACGAATTTAAAACAAAAATTTTGGGTGAAGTAATAAATCAAGACAATTTATCTTTAGTTGCTTCAATCACTCTTCCATCGCATTCAAGAGCAGTTAGTCATGATGATTTAGCGGTTATTAAATCTAATTTTGAGTTTGCAACCGAACAAGAAAATATTTCAATTTTAGATTTTACATTATCAATTTACTGCGGAGATAAAAATAAATTTGTCTTTGGTAATAATACTAAGTATTTTATTTTATACGATGATGAAAATGAGAAAGAACAAGAAGAAGAAATCATTAAGATTAATTCAGAATTTACTTCTCTTGTAAAATTAAATCCATTTCAATTGATGTCAGGTGAAACTGTTGAAACAGTTGGAGAAAACAATTCAAAATCAAATACTTTTACATTTTTTGATAATGATTCCTATATTGCAAATAAGTTGATTTATATTGCTGAAACTGGTCAAATTCAAAACTATAAATTAAAGATTAAAAAGCAATATCTTAATAATGATGGAACTTTACGAACTATTAATAATAAATCTTTAGAATTTGTTGATTATTACAATATTCTATCTTTTGACCATACCGAACCAATAGGAGAATTTTCTCAAATAGTTTTAGCATTATCAAAAGCAATTACATTTTAAGGAGGTGTAACTATGTACGACCAAATTAGAGGTAGGCACCACGTAATTGAAGTAGTGCTTAAATCTGTTAATCAAGATACTAGTACTACAACTACTCAATCTCAAACTAACCCAGTAAATAATAAAAGTGTATCTACAAAAGTTAATATTAAACTTGGGAAATTTGCTGGTAAACTTTATTTAGCAAAATTGGCAATAAATACCGCAAAAACATTGGTGGTTGAAATGCCTTTATCAACGCTTCAAAGAGTAGGCTCTTATACTGGAAATGATATTGCACAAACTGATATTAATAATACCTTAGATACAATTCAATCTGGCATATCTTTCGCAAAAGGAATGATTACTAATCCAGTTGGCACTGCGTGGAATGCGATTCTCAAAAGACAAGATTATTTATTATCTGTACAAAAACAAAATGATTCAATTGATTATTTAAAGAAAACATTACTTTTAAATGTTAATAAAGGTGGTACAAAACTATGAACAATGTCGCTTTAATATTTTCAGATAATATTTATACAACAATTGCACAGGGTTTTTCATTCACTGAAAGAAAAGATGAAGATTATTATTCAGCTTCTTTGACATTATATCTTAGAGATCAAGAGAAAAGCTTTCAAGCAGGTACTGACTGCGTTTTAAGAATCAACAATGAAAGAATCAATTTTACTGTTGAAAGTGATAGTGTCACTATTGTGGCTAGGAATCCAATAATGTATGCTCACGCTTTGGAACTAAAAGAAAGAACTATCAAATTATCAAAATACATTAATGATAATGTTTACTTTTCTAATCAAGACCAATCTAAAAGAACTTTGAGAAATTACACCGATAGATTAAAAAATATTTATCCTTTGGAAAAGAAAAATTTATTAGAATCGACTAGAATTTTAAAATTTGATGAAAATAATGAAATAATGGATACAATTCTACCAGAAATGAAATTGTCTAATGGCACATTATTTGACCAAATTAATACAATCTATACTTATATTGATAGTTTTCCTCGATGGAAAGATACTATTACAGCTGATGTCTTTAATACAAGAAGAAATTTAATTACTAAACAAGATAATTTGATTCAATACTCAAATAGTTTTAATTTAGATAGTGCAATATCACAATTGCATCAATATCAAACTGCTGCACTTCCTTCGATTGAAAATGTTTCACCAAGCGATTATGGATTTATTACTTCAAGAAGTGAAAGTGTTAATTTTAGCACTGACTCTGCTACTTTAACAACTGATTTCCCAATTGAAAAAATCTTAAAAGTAGAAGTTTATTTGCCTGTAAATAGAAATGATGCATTAAATTATAGTGTCAATATTTATAAGTTAGAAAACGAAAACTATTATATGTATAACATTAATTATGCTGACACCACAAATGAGATAGCGCCGTTATCAATTAATAATGTCTATCCTGCAATTAATAACGCATATAATATTAAATGTATTAAATCTGATAATAATTTCAATTTCTCATCATATTTTATGACACTAGACATTACATCATCGGTAATGTTAAAAGATAAATGGAGCACGCTTAATTTAAGCGCTGACCCATTTCAAAAAGAAGATTATAGAAATAATACTCTTTATTATGAAGTTGGCTCAAACAAAATTTATGGATTAGATAATACTAGGTCATATACCAATGGTGTATTTACAAAAACTTATTATTTAATTGATGAATTGATTAATAAATATAATAACACAATTGACCCTGAAGTTTATTTAGTCAATAAAACAAGTGAACAAGATGATTTAAAATATGGCTTTAACGTTTCAAATAACTATTCATTTGATTCAGGGATTGCTATTGACTTAACTAATGTAATGTTTAGAATTACATATATTCCTCAAATAAATCCACATGTAAAACTTGCAAAAAATAATAAACGATATGATATGGTTACCGTTCAATCGACCGATAAAATTGAATTAGTCAAACAAGGGAAAGCATTAAATTCATTATTAAAAAGGTTAAATCATCCACTAAACGTAAAAAATAGAATTTTTAGAAGCTTTGATGATGTCAACCATGTTGGTGATTATTTAGAAGATAATTATATCATTACTGCAATACAACATTTTATTTATAACGATTATGTAATGTCGGTTGAAGAATATTCCAAAAACTTTAATAGAACAAATAATTATGCTGGAATTGACCAAAAAACAAGAACATACAATGTAATCATCGATGATTATTGCAATCGTGATTTAAACTATGCTGAATATATTATAATTGCTAAAAGAAAATATATTGATAATAATGGTGGAAGCAATTATTTTGACAATATATATGGAAAATCATTGTTGCTATCATCGTTTAACAACAAGCAATATGATTTCACAATTCAGGGTGTAGAAATAAAAACTTATGATTCAAGTGGCAATTCATTAATAAGCGGATATAGTGAAGAAGAAAATAAAAGTTTATTCTTACCAATAGTAAAAAGCGAGTTTTCTAACTCGTTTTTATTTTATTTCAAATTTGCTGATATCACTAATGCAGGCGATCAAAAAATTAAAGAACCAGATAGCACTTATAAAACAATGAATCCGGTCATTTACACTGATGATAATGGAGAAGTTTATTCAATAGCGTTTTCTTTCATCGCTGTTAATCCAAATGTTGAATATGAATATGTTGAGAAGATACCAAAACAATATATGACAACATTCAAAGATACAAGCGTTTATTATGGCTATAATGAAGATGAATTTTCGAATGAATATTCAGGAGAAAAGTATTATTTAACTCCTGATGGCTTATATCTCAAAACAATGTGTAAAATCAAAGACCTTTATGTTGATAAAGATTATGGGTACTTTGAAACAAATATAAAAGTAAGTGAAACTGATTTATTAAATAATTCTTTGCTCCCAGTAAACGATACAAGCGTTATTAAATATTTGCCAAATTCTAAGAAATATGATTATTATCCTGAATTTATAGATAATTCATCTAATAGTTATAATCACATCTCAAATGAATGTGATTTTAATACATCTTTGGTTGTTTTAAAAGATTCTCAAGAGATTTTATCATTGACATATCAATTACAAATGATTGCTGATGGAATAGATATAATAATTGGCGATTTCTTCATAAAATACAACCATTTGATAAATACTCAAACACCTTTGTATTACTTGTATTATGGCGGTGCAAAATATTCTGTTTCTGATACAAAAATGGTTCACGGAATCAAAGAAGAAATAGATGGTGTAAAAATGTATAAATATGAAATCGATTATGAAAATTGCTCGATTACATTTACAAAGCAACTAGCAAATAAATTACCATCCACTTTTGCTTTTGCTGATGAAAATAAAAACTTGATTTTAGCAATAAATCTAAGTGAAGCGGAACAAAATCAAGATTCAATTACTATTTATTTCAATTTTTTAAATAAGATACCTCAAGAGGTTATAGAGAAAGGAGAATAACAATGAATTATGCTTTAATTAAAAGATTTGAAAAAAAATTCAACGAAAACTTACATGTTACTAATGGTGTTAATATTGGTACTTTATCACAATCCGATAATAATTCTTCTATCCTTACAGTATATGTTCCAGGTATTGAAGAAGAAAACGACACTTGTTATATGTCTGTGGTATTGCCTGCAAGATATATTACTCAAATTAATATTCCTAAAACATTAAATCAAACTTTCGAATTTGCTTATACAGAAAATAATCTTGATTATTACAAAGCAGAATTCAAATTGGATTCTCGAGATCGGAAGAGCGTCGTG